CCGGGTACTCCCCGGCCTCGATGCGGGCCCGGATGACGGCAGCGATCTGCTCGTAAACAGGGGCCTCCAGGCCCCGGTCAATATGGGTCATAACGCCCTAGCTTACGCTGCGCTACGCTGGCCCCCGCTGGTAACGTAGCGCAGCAGGGCGTACACGGACGGACTAGGAGGAACCACCATGGCGGGGCTCGTTAGCTACTGGTGCGGCAGGGGGCTTCATGGCTCCTGCTCGGTGCGGGAATGCGAGTGCAAGACGGGGGTTCATCCCGCCTTCCACCAGGGGGCGCGGCCCGAGCTGGAGCTGCTGCCGCGCGATCCGGTGGCCCGCGCGGGCGCCGTGCGCGACCGCGCCCCCCGCGCGGGGGGGCGGTAGCCGTGGCCCGCTACCTCGTGGTGTTCGCGGGCCCCCCGGGGGGCCTGATCGTCTCGGCCCGGATCATCGTGGAGGCCCCGGACGACCCGGGGCTGGCGGCGGCCTGCGGCCTCTTAACGGACGCGCTGAACGCGGTGGCCCCGGCCGAGCTGGAGCTGCCGACGCTGCCCGCCCGGGAGCCTGGCACGGGGCCCCGCCCCGGCCGGTCATGACGTGGCCGGGCCTCCAGCCCGGCCCTACGAAGGGATGAATCCATGCGCAGATTAATGCTTGCTGGCGCTGCCGCCGTGGTGCTCGTCGGCGGCGGCTACGCGGGCGCGGCCATCACGGCCCCAGCGCCCGCCGCCCCGCACGTGAGCGGCAGCAGCGGCCATCACAAGCGGACTACGACGTGCGGCGACCTGCGCGACGGCAAGGGCACCGGGTCGGCGCTGTCCGCCAAGCCGGGCCAGCCGGTGAACGAGGGGCAGATCGCCACGGTGCAGAGCATCACCAACACGTGGCGGGTCTGCTACGACTTCAACACCGGGAAGCTCTGGCTGGCCTCCTCGCCCGGGAACTGCCTGGCGGACTTCGGCGGGCATGGCATCTGGGAGGGCTGCGGCGGCGTCAACGACGAGATCTGGACCGAGTTCCCGCAGTCGGGCGGCGGCTTCGAGCTGCGCGACACGACCGGGGGCGTCAACCTGGATATCTGCCCGACCGATGGGGTGGGGTCGCAGGTGATCGCCACGGGCCGCCAGGGCTGCTCGACCTACCACCGCGTCTGGCTGTTCAACTAGCTGGGCGCCAAACGCGGCCCGGGCTCGGGGGGATATGTGGCACCCCTCGTGACCCGGGCCGCTCGCTGCCCCGATAGGGGGGCCGGGGCAGCCAGGGGGCCGGGGAGAGCACCGCAAGGCAGGCTCACCCGGGGGGGGGCCATGGGCGGGCTCGCGCTAACGGCGCGGGCCCGCCCCGCTGGTTAGGGGGCGCGCGGCCCTGGGCGGCCCGCTGCGGCGCTGGGCGGCCGGGGGGTAGCCGGTATGCGCAGGCGGCCCTGGGCGCCCTGCTGCCGCTGGCCTGGCTGCGGGCGCGGCCCGTTCCGGCCGGGCCCGCCCCGGGCGCTTAGGGACCTAAGCGCGAGTCCGCGGTGGGCCCGTCGTCGTCGGCTGGGGCGATGCCCAGGTGCCGCATGATCTGTTCCTGCCGGGCGAACGCCAGGTCTTGCCTGCGCAGCAGCTCGGCCTGGTGCGCGCGGCCCTTGGTCACGGCGCCGAGGGTGCGGAACACGGCGATGATCTGAGTGATAGACGCGAGCAGCGCCCCCAGCGTGATCAGCCCGTCCAGCTCGGCCCAGCGCAGCAGGTCAGCGACCGGCGTCGTGGTGACCGGCAGCGGATCAGGCGCAGCCAGCCAGGCCAGCCAGGCCACCGGGCTAACGAGCCAGGAGCCCGGTCGCGCGTGGCTGCGCGACCATCGGCGGGTTGATGGGCGGCACGCCCGGGAACACCGACGTGGACGCCTTGACGACCGCCTGTCCTACCGGGGCGCCGCCGTCCATGGGGGTTGCCCGGACCCGGAGCATGGCGTTGCCCGGCCCCGTCGATACGGCGCGCACCGGCCCGATGTCGAGCGTGGCGTAGGGCAGCGCTTGGTGCAGCGTCACCTGACCGGAGCCGGGGCCGGTCATGACCACCGGGCCGAGGCCCTCGATCCACGCGGTGATCACTCGCGGCGAGGCCGCTGGGACCGCCACCACGTTCAGCTCCACCGTCAGGTGGGCGCTGGCAAGGTACTCGGCGTTTGGCGGGAGCACGACTGGTATCCCGATGAGGGTGTCGGCGTTATCGACCAGCGGCACGTCCTCGGTGATGGTCGCCAGGTGGAAGGACTCCAGCCGGTCCACCCGGGCCGTGAGCGCGTCGAGGCGTTCCACGACCGGGAGCAGGTCGCCCCAGCTAACGTCGCCCGGGTCGCCCTTCGGCCCGATCGGGCCGCGCAGGTTCCCGTCCAGGGTGTAGCCGCCGCCGACGATCACCCGGTAGACGTTGCCGTTGCCGGGCATGTCGGGGGTGGCGTGATTCAGGACCAGCACCATGTCACCGGGCACCCCGATACCCGGTGTCGGCGGGTCGATGGGGAACCAATGCCAGAGGTTGCCGGGCGGCCCGACCGGGCCGCCGACGCCCTGGACGCCCTGCGGCCCCTGGTCGCCCTGCTCGCCCTTGTCGCCCTGCGGCCCCGTGACCTTCATCGCGAGCCACGCCTGCGGGGTGGCTCCCGTGTTCCCGGTGAAGACGATCGCCTGGCCGACGTAGAGGTCGTCGGCCTTCGCCATCAGGACGGCCTCACCGACCTTCATCTGGTAGTCGGCGGCCGGCTTGCCCGCTCCGTCGAAGCCAGCGGGGATCAGCCCGCTGAGGATCGAGGCAACGTCCCCGGCGCCCCGGGTGTAGATGTCCATGACGATGAACGACGGGGCGCCGGGGTCGCCGTCCTGGCCGTCCTGGCCGTCCTGGCCGTCCGCGCCTGGCGTGCCCGGGGCGCCCTGCGGCCCTGGCGGCCCCTCGGGCCCGGCCTCGCCCTGGTCGCCCCGGTCGCCCTTCGGCCCGGTCGCGCCAGGGGTGCCCGGCGCCCCGTCCGCGCCGCGTGCGCCCTGCGGGCCGCTGTCGCCCTGGTCGCCCTTCGGCCCCGGGCTGCCCGTGTTCCCGGTCAGCCCCCGGTCGCCTACCGGGCCAGGCGGCCCCGTGTCGCCTATCGGCCCCGTGTCGCCAGGCGGGCCGCGCACCTGCCCCGTCTCGATCCAGCCGCCCGGCAGCGCCGAGGGGCCGAGGAACAGGTACAGATACCCGTCGCCCCGGTACTCCACCGACTGCCCGACGCCGACCTGGATAGGCGCCTCGGGCACCCGCACGTCATCCCACCCGGCAGGGATCAGCCCGTCCTCGGGCAGCTCGTCCGGGGTCCGCTGGGCGAACGAGAACACGATGGTCGTGGTGCCGCCCGGGTCGCCGCGCTCGCCACGCTGCCCGCGCAGCCCAGGCGGCCCCATCACGGGCGGCCCCACGGCGGCCGAGGCGGCCCCGGCAGGCAGCCGCACGGCTACGGCGGTGCCGTTCGCTACGTCGGTCATGCGGGCACCAGGTCTTCCTCGCGCGGCGCCGTCTCCGGGTCGTTCCGCAGCGGATCGGTCACGCGCGGCTTGACGATCATCTGCCCGGCGAGGACCGTTACGCCCTCGCCGCCTGCGGGCTGGCGGCACCCCACGTCGTAGGCCAGCGCGGGCCCGGCCGGGAGCCGCGCGGTGTCGTCGCCGCGCAGCCAGAGCCGCACCCCCGTGTCGTCGGCGGCCCACTCGAAATCGAGGCGCAGCCCGCCGCCGCCCAGGACGGTCGCCGCCCAGGCCCACCCCGACACATCGACGGGCGCGCCGTCCTCGTCGAGCAGCTCCAGGCGGAAGGCGAACGGGTCGCCAGCTACCGCGCGCAGCGTGGCCTCCATCGGCCAGGCATCGACTACGGGGGCCACCGCGGCCTCCTCCCTACTTCGAGTAGGTCACCGCCACCTTGAGCTTGCTGCCCTCGCGGAGGCGGCAGACCGCGAAGCTCACGCCCTTGGGGATCGCGGTGCCCTGCGCCCCGCTGCCGTAGTCCAGGGTCACGTCCCTGTTGTCGGCGCCGGGCCAGTCCAGCCGCACCACGGCCTTGCTGTTGCAGCCGAGCCGGATGCGGGCATTCCCGCCCGTGTAGGCGTTCGGGATCACGATGGGGATCGGGTCCCCGTCCTTCGTCCAGTCGAGCCAGAACATGATCGGCTCCTCCTCCTCCTGGGGCTTGGGCCCGGGCGCGCCCGGGCTGGCGCCGCCGCCCTTGGCTATCCGGATGATCTCGTCCATCGGGAACCCGGGGCCGCAGTCGTGATGGTTCGACCCGCCCGCCCCGAAGTTCTTGTGCTCGCAGAAGCCGCGCCCGCTGCCCTGCGCCTGGCTGCTGTTGAGCCCCACCATCGGGATGTTGTACTGCCGGGCCAGCTCCCCGGCCAGCCGCCCCGCAGCGGTGAGCATGTTCGGCATCGACAGCCACTTGGACCGGGACCAGCCCCCAGCGGCGCCGCTGGGGGTGCAGAACGAGATGGCCAGCGCGGCGCCGTTGAAGTTGGCTTGCGCCCAGCAGCGGTTGTTCGGGCTGACGTAGTTCGCGCACCAGTTGTTGCCGTGGCTGTTGTCCACCGCGAAGTGATAGCTCACCTGCGATGCCGGGTTGGTCAGCCAGTTCCGCAGGCTCTCGGCGGTCTGGCTGCCCTCCGTGGTGTGGAAGGCGATCACGCGGCGGGGGGCGCCGCCGCTGGAGTAGTGCGGGCTCGGCCACCATGCCCGGGTAACGGCCATCAGTCGCTCGCCTCCTCGTCGGGCCCGCGCTCGGGGTCCGGGTCCCCGGGGCCGCGCAGCTCGGGGTGCGCGTCGTCGTACTCCTCCAGGGCGGCGGGCTCGCCCTCGGGCTCCTCGGCGCCCGCCGCGACGGGGTTGGCGCCCAGCGGCTCCCCGGTCGGCGTGCCGTCGCCCTCGGGCTTCACGGCCCCCAGCGGCTCGCCCGTGCTGGTGACCCCGGCCTCCTCGCCAGGGTCGAACGCGGGTTCGGGTTCGGGCTTGCCGCCAGGCCAGCCCTGCTCGGCCTCAGTGTCCATGAGCTTCATCCTGCCCGCCGAGCGCCGGGGGCGCCAGCGGGGCCACGGGCTCACGTGCCACCGCCGAGGTCCTCCACGCTCAGCGAGACGTAATCGCCGTGCCCGGTGTTGGAGCCCATCCGGTAGGTGCCGCCGATGTGCGCCCAGATGCGGCCCTCAAACAGGTAGCTGATCACGGGCAGCCCGGGCGGGCGCTGGAAGATGTGCTCGCAGGAGCCCTGGCTGGTCCGCCCGACGCCCCGGAACGAGATGTTCGCGCCGCGCATCATGATCGCGGCGGCCTGCGGCTGGGTGGCCTGGCGGGAGCCGACGCCGATGCGGCACTCCTGGCTGGTGCCGCTCTCCCACGTCACCGAGGTTGCGAAGATGCGGAGCCGGTACCAGCGGCCGGGCAGCAGGTCCACGGGCTGCGACACGACAGCGGCGAACCCGGTGGCGTTCTCCCAGATGTTCGGGTTGCGTATGCCGCCCGCGTTGTTCACGGTGTAGGACAGCAGCCCGCCCCCGGCGCCGCCGCCAGCCGGGCCGGGGATCAGCTCCATCTGCGCGGCGCTGTTGGCGCCAGCGGGGACCTGGATGGTGGCCAGCAGCACGCCCAGCCGCCCCGCCTCGCCCCCGGCCGGGTACAGCCGCCCCTGCCACGTCCCCGCGTCCGGGTCGATGTCGGCCCAGAGCACATCGGTGCGCGGCTGCGGCCCGCCAGCCGGGATGTCCTGCTGCTGCTCCTCCCGGGCGCCGACCACGGCCAGCGTCCGGTCCCCGCAGGACACGATGCCCAGCCAGGGGCCGACGCCCACGGTCAGCCCGCCCCGGGCCGTGAGGGCGGGCGCGGCCACCAGGCCCTCCCGCCCGGCCAGGGCGGTGACGACCATGCGGTCCTCGATGGCGTCGTAGTTGCCCGCCTGGCCCCAGGCCAGCAGGCCACCAGGTGTCGTCATGTCTCCTCCGCTGTTGCTTGCAGGTGGGTGCGGAACATGCCGGTGGTCGTCGCGTCCAGCCGGTCCAGCCGCGCCGTCAGTGTCGCCGCAGGGCGCGGCGGCGGGTCAACGATGGTCACGGTCCACGCGGCGGTCCCGGCGCCAGCGTCGGCGTCGATCTTGGCCAGGCGGCCCACGGCGGCCAGCCCAGCGGGCATGAACGGGCTGACCAGGTTCACCGCCACGTCATCCCCGACGCCGTAGGTGCCCAGCGCGGGGGCTGCCACGGGCATCCGTGACTCCAGGGCCAGCGCCGGGCCCGCGTACGTCGTCGCGGCGGCCAGCGCCCGCTCCCGCAGCGTGGACACGAGCACGGTCCCGGGCCAGTCGTCCACCTCGTCCAGGCGGGGCAGCCCTTCCTGGGGGCGGTCCACGATCTCCACGGGCGCCCGGGCGTCGGCCGGGGCGCCCTCGGGCAGCTCGCCCACGGCGAAGGTCCGGGTCCGCTGCTGCGCGGCCGACCAGGTGTTGCGGAAGCTGGCGGCCCCGGCCGGGACGACGATGCCGAGCCCGGTGGCGCCCCCGGCCCTGGGGTAGGCGATCTTCAGCGTGCAGACCGGCCGCCCGTCCTCCATCGTGTACTCGGTGCGGAACTCCGGGCCCTCGATGACCTCGCACAGGTTGCCCAGCAGGGCGCCCAGGCTGCCGCCCTCCAGGTAGTCATAGAACCGCACCCGCAGCCTGCCCGGCCCCGGGTCGGTCACGACCCGGACGCCGACCTGCGAGACCAGGGCGGCCAGGTCCCGGGCGATGACGGTCTGCTCTGTGCCCGGCTCGGGTCCGTAGTCAACCCGGGCGGTCTGCTGCCGCTTGTTCAGGTAGCCGGGCAACTCGCTGAAGGCGAGGGAGACCGCGGTCCCCCCGTCATCATCGAGGCCGACCGGGCAGCCTGCCCAGACCGGCCGGCCGTCGTAGAACGCCCAGAGCCGCCAGCCCCAGAAGCGCAGCAGCTCGGCCCGGGTCAGCCCGGCCTGTTCGATGGGGACGATGGCCTCGGCGGCGCCGTACCCGCTCAGCGCCCACGAGCAGGTGAAGCCGGTCACCTGGACCGGGCCGAGGGGGTCACGCGGCCCCAGCGGCAGCCCCGGGGGGGTCTGGGACTGGTCGGCCCAGAACGTCCATTCGGCGGGGATGGCCGTGCCGACCAGCGGCGGCGAGGTCATGTCCACGCCCCGCGCCAGCGCAGCCCGACACTCCCCGAGCCGGTGCCATACAGCCGCCAGATCACCGAGCCCTGGCGGGGCACGGCTAGCGGCTGCGACCCGGCGAGGATGTAGCTGGCGCGGGCGGCGCCGCCCGGCGCGACCGCGACCAGCGAGCCGGTGTCCACGAGGATCTCCTGCTGCGGGCCCAGCGGGCCAAGGCGGATCGTACGGGCGCCGTCTGACAGCCGCGTCTCGCCCAGCGGCCCCGTCCAGGTGGCCAGCACGGGCGCGGGCACGTTCCCCGGGTTCGCCAGCCGCGCGGCGTTCGGCAGCACGGTCAGCGCATACGCCCGGGGGGGCCCCAGCGGGTAGTCGCGGCCGGTGTCCTCGTCCAGGGCCAGGCGCAGCGTCACCTCCCGCCAGACCTCCTCATACAGCCGGGGGTCGGCGGCGGTCAGCGCGACCTGCCAGCGCAGCAGGGCCCGGCCGTGCCAGTCGGCCTCCAGCCGGTCCTCATCGGCGCGCACCATCGCGGTCAGCAGCGGCGCCTCCGGGTCGTCGCTCTCGCCTATCGACAGGGGCGCGGGCTGGCGGGCGGCGGCCCGCACGGCCAGCTCCCGGGCCAGCGCGACGAGCGCGGCGTGCGGCCCCGCCGCCGCGCCGGTCAGCGTGACGACGCGGCCCCCGGTGACCTTGGCGCCGAACACGGCCCCATCGGTCAGCACCCGGTCGATGTCGTGGCCGTGCAGCGGCGGCGTCCCATACCAGCCGTTGACCTCCTCGCAGATCAGCGTCACCCCGTCCGGGCGGTCCCCGGCGTTGCAATCCAGCCCGGCCCAGACGACGGGCACCAGGCGCGGCGGCCAGGGCTCGGGCTCGGGCTCGGGCTCGGGCTGCTCGGCCACGGTCAGCAGCAGCTCGGCCTCGGCGCTGTTGCCCTCCCGGTCGGTCACCGACACGGCCAGGTCCCAGTCGCCTACCTCGGTCGGCGTGCCGCTGATGGACGCGACCACGGACGGCCAGACGGACTGCTCGACCAGCCCAGGGGGCAGCTCCCCGACCTGCCACAGATACGGGACCTCGCCGCCCTCGGCCATGATCCGGGCCTCGTACGGGATGCCCAGGTATGCCCGGGGCAGGTCGGTGGTCGTGATCGCCACCGTGCCCTTGGGCTCGATGTGCAGGTCGTAGGTGCGCTGCGCCTCGTCGCCGTCCTGGTCGGCGCAGGTGATGACCGGCCGGTAGTCGCCGTCCGCATCGCCCGGGATGACGCCTTGGTAGAGCCCGGTGCCGCTGTCGATGCCCAGCCCGGGCGGGCTGTCCTCATCGGACCAGGTGTAGGCGGGGGCGCCGCCCTCGGCGGCGATGGTCACGCCGTAGGGCTGCCCGGCCTGCCCGGGCGGCAGCTCGGGGGTGGTGATGACCAGCGGCGGCTTCTGCGTGATGTGGATGGCCAGGGTGGCCGTCGCGGTGCCGCCCTCGGCGTCGGTGACGGTGACCTGGGCGTCGTAGTCCCCGCCAGCGGTCGGGGCGCCGGTGATCCGGGCCCCGGCCACGGCCAGCCCGGGGGGCAGCCCGGCGCCCGCCCAGCCGTAGGGCGGCAGCCCGCCCTGGGCGTCCAGCGGCGCGTCGTAGGGCGCGCCCACGGCGCCCTCGGGCAGCTCGTCGGTGGTGATCTGCACGGCGGGCCGGACGACGATGGTGTAGGCGCGGGTGGTCGCGGTCCCCGCCAAGTCGGTCGCGCGGAGCGTGACCGGGTAGTTCCCCGCGATGCCCGCTGCCAGGTTGCCCGACAGCAGCCCGGCCGGGGTCAGGGTCAGCCCAGCGGGCAGCACCCCGGCTGCCAGCGCCCAGGTGTAGGGCGGGCGGCCCCCGGCGCCCGCCAGGGTGGTCGGCGGGTACGCCCGGCCCTCAGTGCAGGGCGGCAGCGCCTCAGTGGTGATCGACAGCTCCGGGTCGAACGTCCAGAGCTGAGCCCGCCAGTTGACCGCCGTGCCGCTCAGCGCAACCCGCGACGTGACGACCTGCCCGCCCGCGCCAGCGGCCAGCCAGTAGGCGCACGAAAGCTCCTGGGCGCGGTTCTGCTGGGTGGACTTGATGAACGGCGGGTCCCAGTTGGCCAGGGCGCCGTTCGCCTGGTGCGCGGCCAGGCTGATGCAGAACTGGCCGGGGCCCTGCGGCGTGCGCGTCTGGGTCCAGGCGGTCCCGTTGGCGCCCTGGTCGAAGATCCGCTGGTCGCACGGCCCCAGCCCGGGCACGTGGACGGCCATGATGCCGACGTTCATGCTCACCGAGCCGTTGCAGGTGATCGTCATCCGGTCGGTTCCGGGGATCAGCGGGAGGGTGGGCTGCCCGGCCGTGGGCCCGCCCGTGCGGCCCTCGCAGCGGTAGACCCAGGTCGTCGGCGTGACGTTCGACGTGCCGTCCTGGACGTAGCGGTTGCCCTTGCTGTCGGTCACCCCCGTGACGTTGGCGTTGGCGTTGTTGGTCGAGACGATCACCAGCAGCGTGTCCCCGGCCGCCGTGGGCGCGATCACGTCATGGTGCCGGGGGCTCTGCGCGACCCCGGCGAGGTTATCGGCGCAGTAGACCTCGGGCGGCAGGGCGATGTCGTGCTCGGGGCGCTCGGGGGGGCCCTCGGGCTCGCCCTGGCCCGGCCGTCCCGGTTCGCTCCTCATCAGGCCCTCCCGGTGGCGGTCGCCCAGCCCAGGCGCCGCGAGACGGCGGCGGCGATCTCCGTCTCCGACTGCCCGGGCTGCGGGTACACGTTGATGACGATCTGCGCCCGGGCGCTGATGCCGCCGAGGTTCTCGGCCGCGCCCGCCAGCGGCGACAGCAGGCGCGGCAGCGCGGCGGCCAGCGTGGCGCCCAGCCCGGCCCGGCCGCCGCCCTCGGGCCCGCCGCCGCCCGCCAGGGCGCCCACGGCCGGGCCGCCGCCCCCGGGCCCGGCCACGTGCCCGCCGCCGCCGCCCGCCCCGGCGAGCAGGGCGCCGATCATGGCCGTCACGACAGGGGCACCGGCCGCCAGGCCCCGGGCGAGCCCCACCGCGACCTCGCCGCCAACGTCCTCCACCACGCTGCGGCCGACCGCCCGCTTAGCCGCCGAGATGGCGCCGCCGATGGTCGAGCTGACCAGGGAGGCGATGCCCGACAGCCCGGACTGGATGGAGCTGGCCATGGCCGAGGCGGCGCTGGCCCCAGCGGCGGCGAACCCGCCGACCAGGCCCCGGGCGGCGCCGACCATGCCCGACACGGCCGAGGAGACGACGGAGCGGGCCCGGGCCAGCCCGGACGACAGGGCGCCCACGAGCCCGGAGGCGGCCTGCTGGGCGGCGCCCGTGACCCCGGAGGCCATGGACCGCACGGAGCCGGTCACGGCCGACACCGCCGCCTTGGTGGCGCCCGTGACCGCCGACCAGGCGGCCCGCACGGCCCCAGCTACCGCCGTGAAGGCGGCGCCCAGGGCGGCCAGGACGGCGCGGGCGGCGGCGCTGGCCCCGGACAGCGCGGCCAGGGCAGGGATCAGCCCGGGGCTGCCGCCCAGAATCCAGCGGACCACCGTGGCGATGGCGTTGGCCACGGTGCCGAGGATCGCCGCCAGGGCCTTGAAGCCGGGCACCGTCAGGTAGGTCACCTGGAGGCGCAGGATCGCCGCCGCGACCTTGATCAGCGGCACCAGCAGCAGCGCGGCGACCTTGACCAGCCCGCCCAGGATGGCGAACAGGGCCGACAGCAGCGGCGTCACCGCCGAGACGACCGGGCCCAGCTCCTTCACGGCCGGCGCCAGCACGGAGCCCAGCTCCCGGGCCAGCAGCATCACCACGGGCACCAGCGGCTTGATCACGCCCATGACCCCGACGAAGGCGGCCTTCAGCACGCCCAGCAGCGCCCCGCCCAGTGAGATCATCGCGGCCCGGAACTCCGGGGACACGGCCATCAGCAGCCCGATGGCGGCGACCACCCCAGCGATGGCGAGGCCCACGGG